TTAGCTGGCACTGTAGACCTCTTTGGCGCGCAACGTGAACGCCTGGACCATATTTGCCGCCAGCTCTTTAAACACGCGGCCAAACGCCAGTTCAATCAGGGCGTTGGTAAACTCGAAATCAAGATGAAACTCGATCCGGCAGGCGTCGGCACTGAGCGGAACGAACTTCCACCCGCCCATCAATTTTTTGAAGGGGCCATCCACCAGATGCATCAGAATGCTCTGGTTATCGGTCAGCGTGTTGCGGGTCGTGAATGTTTTGCTGATCCCGGCTTTGGAAACATCCACCGCCGCCGTCATTTGCGTCGGGCCTGAGTCCAGCACGCGGCTCCCGGTACATCCCGGGATAAACTGCGGATATGACTGAACGTCATTCACTAACTGGTACATCTGTTCCACACTGTAAGGGACAAGCGCAGTACGACTAATCTGAGGCATAACATTTTTCCTGATCAAACAACCAACAAATAATAACATTTATCCCCTGTTAAAAAAACGCTGAGCCTCATCTCGTGCTAATATAGCGCGTTAGACCTCACAGGACGCAATGAGGTGACTTTTTGACATCAGATTACCTACGGCTTCACGACACTTATGACGAAGAAAAAAGCACATAAACCTGGCTCGGCAACCATTGCGCTCAACAAGCGTGCCCGCCACGAGTATTTCATTGAAGAAGAATTCGAAGCTGGCCTGGCGTTACAGGGCTGGGAAGTTAAATCGCTGCGTGCGGGTAAAGCCAACATCGGTGATAGCTACGTGATCTTCAAAGACGGCGAAGCCTTTTTGTTTGGCGCGAACTTTACGCCACTGACGGTCGCCTCTTCACACTACGTTTGCGATCCTACCCGCACCCGTAAGCTACTGTTGAACAAGCGTGAGCTGGATTCCCTGTTCGGGCGCATCAACCGCGAAGGTTATACCGTGCTCGCCCTGTCGCTGTACTGGAAGAACGCGTGGTGCAAAGTGAAAATCGGCGTGGCAAAAGGTAAGAAGCAGCACGACAAGCGTAACGACGCGAAAGACCGTGAATGGCAGGTCGATAAAGCGCGCATCATGAAGCACGCAGGCCGTTAATTTCAACGCACTTATTGAGCGATTCAATAAGTTAGCGTTCCGGGGTGGTATCCCGGCTACGAGTTCTGGTATACTTGCTGTAACACTATTGGGGCTGATTCTGGATTCGACGGGATTTGCGAAACCCAAGGTGCATGCCGAGGGGCGGTTTGCCTCGTAAAAAGCCGCAAAAAAATAGTCGCAAACGACGAAAACTACGCTTTAGCAGCTTAATAACCTGCTAAGAGCCCTCTCTCCCTAGCTTCCGCTCTTAAGACGGGGATCAAAGAGAGGTCAAACCCAAAAGAGATCGCATGGATGTCCTGCCTGGGGCTGAAGTGTTAAATCTAATCAGGCTAGTTCGTTAGTGGCGTGTCTGTCCGCAGCTGGCGTGCGAATGTAAAGACTGACTAAGCATGTAGTACCGAGGATGTAGAAATTTCGGACGCGGGTTCAACTCCCGCCAGCTCCACCAATCATGATTGGACGGTGATAGGACGTCACCAGCAATAACAGGAAGTTAGCAGTCTCAGCAGGACACCGACCAGACGGTGAGGGGACAAAAAAGGATACGCAAAGGAGCCGCGGCTCCCGAGTGATAAGAAGCCCGCTGATGCGGGCTTTTTTATGGGATTTTTACACCGGCCTATCATCCGCGCCTGTGCTGTTGATAAAGAAAGTCACCCTGCCCAAGACTTCGACCTCTTCAGCTGCGTCGCCTTCTATCGCCTCGCCGTCCTCTGTGATTAATGCTTTTCCCAGAAACCGTGCAAATTGAGTCTGACCGCCACTAAGGATCAGCAGAACCTGCCCCTGCACAAGTCGGGTGACCGGCTCGATCACCGCAAACCCGGATGACGTCTCAAGGATTCTGCTGTCGATGCCAATTCCGCAAATGGTTTCAGGGCAGAGCCTGCGCTCTACATAGTCTGTTGCTGGCGATACGAATCCCATTACAGAACTCTCCCCATATTGCGCAGCATCCATAGGCGGTTCTGGCTACCGTCCGGCGTCTTGTCTACGAAACAAGTCTGGTACTGCTCGATCCATTCATTCGCATCAGCCTGGGTGAAATGCCAGTTCCTGGCGCGCAGCTCACGTATGAAGTCATTCGTGTGAAGGCACTGATACCCTTTCGGGTTTAGCTGTATGGCCGCGGTAAACGCCGAGTTAATGTCTGATTGGCGGGGCATGATTACCTCTCATTTATTATTGCTGTGTATTCATACAGTAGTTTTAAAGAGGTTGCAGATCAAGAAAGCATTGCCTATTGATAGATAATGCTGAATATCTGGCTGTTCTGCCGAATTGACCAAGCGGGTATACCAGAATTTCCGGTATAAAACTGAGCTCTGAAAAGCCCAGAGGACTGTAGCGGTGACAGGAGCCCGCTTCGTGTCAGCAGGGACTTAATCCACCTGTTTAGGCCAGCGTCTTCTGCGTGGCGTTGGACGAATGGAGCGCGTAGTAAGTCGGGTTCCGCATACGGAACATACCGCGCCGTGGGGCAGGTTTTGCTCGGGATTAAAGGAGGTGAAAAAGAACCGGTTACTTCTGCAAACAGGACAGATGAATTTCATGACAGGTACGATGCCCCCGGGCCGTTAGCTGTATCAAATTAATAAATATTTTTATATAGCTAACAGTGCCTCAATTCAACATTTCTCAGTATCAATACTTCACACGCAGTTTGACCCTGCCCCATTTCCGCCTGTGCCATTTGGCCGGTCGACATTTTAAAAAGCTGATTTTTAAAGTAATGGCAAATGCTGCCGATATGTTACTTACCTGCGTCATGAACGCAGGATTAATAACAAAGCTAAGGGAGTTATGCCCGCTCCCGTGCGGGCTTTTTTTCTATCCTGAGTTGTTCGCTGAGACAGCTGATGATAATTACGGCTGAACATCCGGCTGTTCTTCTGGGACTGTTTCAGCCATAGCAGCCGCGGCCTCCAACTGGCGCTGATTCCAGATGCTGTCCACCGGCATCTCCACACGGACAGAGACGAACTGATCGACCGGGATATCAACCGGGTCGCCTTCGGAAATCCCGGAGATCTCATTTCTGGCGAACGCCGGAGCATCAGGATGGGTACGGTGAAAGGTTTTTACCAGCACTGAGCCGTCCGGGTTAACTCTATAATCCAGCCAGATAAGCGGCTGACGGTTACGGTCTTTGGGTATATCGAACCCGCCATCAACCCCACCCCAGGCCGCATCTGAATTGAGCCCTATGCAGCCGCTTATCAGATACTCCCCTATTCCCAGTCGCTCAACTGCGCACCCCTCAGATTCTTCGTTGCAGACTGCGCGGCCGTCATGAAACAGGCGGATGACTGGCGAGGCTGCTTTTAAGGTTCCATCGGCAGCCTGGGTCGTATTCCCTGAGTGATAGAAATTAACCCTCCACTCTTCAGACGCACCAAAGCATGCAACCCCTACAACCTTCCTGTCTCGGTTGAAGTAGTTGATCATCCTGATTACTGAAAGGCCGCCTGTTGCAGCAGATGAAGCCCTGAGAACGTGCTTGAGTTCCACGCCTGAGCCACCATACCCGGTGTTCCCGTCATAATATGCGTAATGAGCGCCCTTCTCCTGAGCTGACGTCGGGACAGTAACGACGGGATCACCTATTCCCAGCGTATCGCCCACCGTTATAACCTGCCCCTTCGCTGCGCCAACATCCTTCTTAGCGGCCGTGCCCAGATCTGAAATCTCCGCAGTGGTCAGAGTAATGCTGTCTTTTCTGTTTGCCATGATTTAAATCCTTACGCCCAGACGCGAGCCGGTGTTGTCGGTTTAACCACAAAGTCGTTCAGCCCGGATAAATCGAGCGAGTCATTCATGACCCGCAAATTGACGTGATAGCCGGGGTCGGTGGTGTACTTAATAATTTCGTTTTCCTCGCCGGGATTGATAACTTCAGCAGGAACAGTGATAACGCCGACGATATCCAGGCTGATATCAGGGTGATATAAACCACCCTGCTCTTCATCATCCACAAACCCCGCCGCGATTAACTGCGTGCGCATTTCGTCGGCGTCATTAAAGCGCAGATAAAAGTCTCTCATTAGCGGAGTCCTTTGATTTGATTAAGGGTTAATAGTCGTTGCCAAATACGGAGATTGCGAATATGGTAAACAAAAGTAGTTCCTGATGGGCCTGTCGTGTTAGAAACATCTACCGCTGTGCTTGTGTTGTTAACTGGTGCTTGCGTTCTGGTGGAAGTGTTTCCATTAAAGTATGAAGAGTATTCATCCCCATCTATTTTATGTACATAGACACCGGGGGCATTAGCGACGTAAGGTACAAAGACCCCACCGCCATCCCTATATGACGTTAGTCTGTTTGCCGAGCTTAGTCGGCAAATAATATCATTAGTGACGCCAGAAACACGTATTACATCAACATAGCTGCTTGCTGATGGCCCTACGCCTTTTGCCACAAACTCAAAAGCCAATGTACGTTTAAACTTACTCGCCAGAGTTTTGTACCCCGCATTCTCAGCGGTAAGGCTCCAGGCATCCGCTGACCTTGTGACTGCTGAAGAACCGGTGGGGATATAGCTGGTAGGGACCGCACTTTTTTCTACCTGTACAGTTTGCACATAAAATTCCGTGCCTACTGGTACGTTACTATCTTTATCCGCAGGCATTATATATATTTGCCCGACATAAGCCCCAGCTACAGCATTGGTCAAGGTCAGGGTTGCGTATGTGTACCCATCAGATCCCTGTTTGCTAGTGGCAATCATATCTCCGGTCGTATTACCGGCACCGCCTTGTATGCCAGTAGAAAAATCAAAGCTTGCATCCCCGAAGAAGGTTGAATCTTTTACAACGCGGAATTTGAACTTACCGTAATCTCCCTTAAACCTTGCGGATAGAGTAAGACCCTCCCCAGCCGCAATCGATATAGCGCCGCTCTGTATAGCCAGGAGGTTTGAAACTGCTGTGGAATTGCAAACACCTTTAAACGTGGGTGCGTTGGTGGCTCCATCAGTTATTAATGTAGCGGTAAGCGATGCGGCTTTGCCTGCCCACCTGGTCGGGTCGTCACTATTCAGGAAATAGTTAGTGCTTTGAGACTCCATTAACAAACCTTCACGCTCAAAGCGCGGCTCATTAATAGCGGCAGTCTGCAATACACCGGATTTGTCGATGTAAGTTGCAATGGTTGACCGCGCAAAGGTCGCTGACTTTGTCGGTAGCTCCAGTACCTGCCCGGAAATCGTCAGCTGGTCATAAGGCGCGGAACCTGCCAGCAGCCGCAGGTCATCATTGAGCGGTGCCCACACATCAGGGAACGGGGACTCCTCATAGGGTACAGACGTCAGCAGCTGCGCGGCAGACAGCGATGCTGCGGCGTTCGTTTCGCTGGTTTTGGCGTTATTTTCTGAAGTCTTCGCGTTCGTCTCAGACGTTTTGGCGTTGGTTTCTGAGGTTTTGGCGGCATTCTTCGATGCGAGTGCGTTACCCTCAGACGTTGCCGCGTTCGTGGCGCTTTGTGCTGCTGCGTTTTTTGAAGCAAGAGCGTTTGTTTCGCTGGTTTTGGCTGCGGCGGCGCTGGCTCCTGCCGCACCCGCCTGGGCGATCAGTTTCGTCCAGCTGGGACCCGTCTTTTTCGAGCCGTCTGCCAGGGTTACGGTTACATCACCAGCACCCGATAAAATAAGGTCCTGGTTGATGATACTGCTTTGCGCCAGGCGAAACCCTTCCGTGACGGCTTTCGCTAAATCGTCATCAAGTGTGGCCATTCGTGATGTCCTTAAAATGAAAAACCCAGCCGGAGCTGGGTTGGATGGTCTGAGGTTGTAGGGATCAGGAGAAGGAGCCGGTACCGCGGGTCACAGTGATAGTTGGTGCATAAATTGCCACGGTTGCATTACTGGAAGAAACGAAAATGCTTGCGTCGATACGTTGCCCGGTCAACCCGGTTGCAGCATGACGTGCAGTGAACCAAAGCCCACCAACAGGAACGTCAAAAGTGAACGTGCGAACGTTACCCGCGATAGTTATGTTAACTGTACTCCCGACCGCGCCTGTAGTCCCTCTGACATATATCAACGCCTCCACGACGGCGTTTTTATTCAGCCCGTTATTGCTGGAGTCGGTGTATGCCATGGCTACACTGGTAGAAACGGCATTGTTAGACCGGTTGCTGGAGTCGGGATACACCCCTGTGTTGGCGACATCCCCAATGAAAGATGTCGCTTCAACCGTGCCCCTGAAGCTCCCGCTGGTTGCCTCAACTCTGCCTCTAAAACTCCCGTCGGTGGCATAAATCGTCCCGCGAACGGTCACGCCGTTAAACGTGGCATACCCGGATTTATTGATATGCCAGCCGACATTGCCGGTCCCGTCCCAGTTGCTGGACTGGATGTAATTCCCGATCTTGCCGTTGTCGATAGAACCGTCCTGGATGAACACCGAACGCATGAACATCTGGCCGCCCGTCGAAGCAAAAACCAGCTCCTGCCCGTTCGTCGTCGGGTTATAAACCGCAAACGTATCGGCAGAAATCAGGAAGTTTGAGGCCCCTGTACCGTCAATGCCCAGCTGGATACCCGCGATGCGTTTAACACCGTTCGCCTCCACCTGGACTTTAACGCCCCATTGCGCGGAGAGCTTGCCGTTGATATCAGCAACAGCCTGGCTGGTCGTCTGCACACTGGCATTGGTATCGCCAATTGCTGCCGTGACCTGCTGAATACTGATGGCCGTTGCGCTTGATAAATCAGTAACGGCTTTATCAATGCGCGTGATGGCTGCGGCGTTAGTCTGGCCGTTTTGCTCAACTGTGGCCTTAAGCGTCGTGACCTGCTCAGCTACAGCGCTTGTGGCATCCGCGGCGGTCTTCCGGGTCTCGGTGATATCGGCCTGCGTTTTTGTTTCGCCAACGGCAAACGTGACGCGCTGATCAGAGAAAGCCATGAAGTTGGCGAGAGCATTGGTGACGTTGCCGACGATACCGGCGTCGCGGCTGGCCGTGTTACCGTCCACATCCACTTTCAGGCTGTCGATACGACGCCCCAGCGCAGAGTCACCATCCGTACGGGCCGTGGTTTCCGTGCTGATGTCAGCCGTGTTCTTGTCAGTTGTCGCCTTAACCGCAGCCAGCGCGGTAGTCTGAGCCTTGTTGTTATCAGCGACGGCTTTATCGATGCGCGTGATATCGCCGGTATTTTTCCCGACAGTGGTCTGCAGGCCTGACAACGTGGTGGCCTGCGCCTCCTGCTCAGTCGTCAGCGTTGCCAGCTCCTGCGTCACGCTGGCTTTGTTGGCATTAACGGTCGCTTCCAGCGCCGTCCGGGCTGTCACCTCCGCTTCCTGCGCCGTGATGCGCGCCTGGCGTTCGGTGTAGAGCAAGCCCGAGGCCAGCTTCGACGGGTCATCACCGGTATAACCTCCCCGGATCTGCGTCGCCAGCGTTTCTCGCGCTGTGGCTTCCGCCTGGTCGCCAGCAACACGGGCTGTCGTTTCCTGCTGCAGCGCCGCCATACCTGCGCCGGGCGTAGGCCGTCCGAGCGCCACCCAGTCAATCAGGAAATAATTCGTCGCATCCTGCCTGGTGGACAGATCCAGCCTGAACTGATTCATCGTGGTTTCAGTCAGCCAGGGGATATTGTCGAACTCCAGCGTGGCGATCCCGTTCGCGTCATAAGCAGGCTCGGCGACGGTGACCATATTGGTGTCGTTGAAGCCACCGGTACCCCGCCACCGCAGCTGCCCAGCCCAGCCCGGCGCCCCAAACTTCCTGATGCGCAGTTTAACGAAGCGATAGGATGAGGAGTTGATAGCCAGTGATCCCGGCGATGCCACCCACGGATCGGTGGCATGGTTCGCAGGTCGTATCCACCCGTCAACGATTGTCGGGGTCCCGTTCCCGTTCCAGCCCTCTGCTGTCGAATCGAAGTACCAGATTTTGGCCGGGTCGAACTGCGAGCCGGTGCCAGCAGAAATCTGCCCAATCTGCTGCGCCAGCGACTCGGTGGTGGTCTGGATCGTCTGATTGACGTTGCTGATATCCGCGACGCGCGCGTTCTTCTCGGTCAGCAGCGCCTGGGCGCGCGCCGTTGCCTCGTCGGTGATGGCTTTCTTGCGGTCCGTGACCTCCTGTGCCAGGCCTGCTTTGGTTGCCGCCGACTCTGTCGTGACTTTGCTGATGTCGTCGCGCGCTGACTGAATATCGCCACTGAGGTCAGCGATGTCTGAGACAAGGTTTTTATAGCCGTCGGTCTGCTCGAGCGTGTCGCCGATCATGTCGAGGTAATCACTGGCTTTCGAGCTGGACTGGCCCGCCACCCACGTGGTCCAGTCGCCGGTGTTGCCGATGCGATCGACCAGGCGCGCGCGGTACCACTGACTGACGCCCGCCCGCATCGGGCCATGCTGGTAATGTGTTGCCGGATATGGCACCAGCGCCAGTAATTGTGGGTTAGCCTTGTCTTCAGTGGTGGCGCGCTGAATTTCGGTGTATGCCGTATCACCAGAGCCATCCGGGAAAGCCCAGGTGATGTCGATAGCCCAGACGACATCGTCGCTCGCCAGCAGGCTCTGCGGCGTGCCAGGTTTGCCGGTTTTGCCCGTGAGGTAAGTCGTATCGGCGTAGCCCCACGGAGAGCCTGAATCCTGAGCGTTAAGCGCACGCACCCGCACGTCATAACTCCCGGTGTAAATCCCCTGCACGGTAAATCCCTGGGCGCTGCTCACCGGCACGTTTATCCAGTCGCCATTATCCTTGCGCCACTGCGCCTGGTACCGGATAGCGCCATCCACCCTGTCCCAGGACACATTCATGGTGGCAACGGTAAGTCCCTGCTCAATGTGGTCGGTTTCAGTGAGGGTAATGTTTTTCGGTGCCGGCAGAACACTTACCGGCGTGACGGTGACCGGTGCCGGGGTGATGCGCACGCCGTCATCGATATAGCGGTATTTATTCGGGTCATGCTGGACCGCGGTGATCGTGAAACCACCGTTGCTGTCGTCGTTAGCCCGGATGGATGTCACGCGAAAATACTGGATAGCCAGGTTATCGCTGTCGATGGCCCACACTGCACCGGACTCAGGCGGCAGCCTGAAGGGGGTGGTGACCGTCACCGTCTGTTTGTCTGCGCTGACGGACGCGATTGTCCGCGTCTGCGCCTTGCCGTCCGGCAGGTTGACCACCAGGCGGTCGCCAGCGGCATAGTCAGCAGGGCGATCAAGCGTGACATTACGCCCGCTCACCGCCCGGATACGCCCGCCGTTCTGTTTGCCGGCACGGAACGGATCCGCGATACCGATAATTTCTGCGGGCAGGGGAATATAACCGTCCAGTCCCACGCCAAATGACACCGTTCCGTCGCGCGCATTAGACAGCAGCGCCCAGCGGCCCCGGCGGTGCGCTTCGCTCTGGGATGTGCAGCCAATCGCCGTCATCGACATCTGGTTGACCCTGTACCGCTTCACCAGGTCGGAATCGTAGACACTCTCAACCGTGTCGCTGTAATGGTTCTGAGGATCAGACCACGACACCAGGGCAGACGAGTAGCGGTTTTTGTAGCTGCCGCCGCCGTAGGTAAACAACCCGTCGATCACGTTCGAGGCATGGTAGGTAAAATCCACTTCATCCTGTGGCACATCCGCACGCACGTAAATCTGGTCGTTGCCCCAGAAGGTAATCCCGCGGAATATCGCCGCCAGATCGCTGAGAACGGTGTAGGCGTCCTGCTGGCTCTGGATGTAGACATTGCAGGTGAAGCGCGGCTCGGTCCCACCCGCCCCGTTCGACACCTTCTGATCGCAGTACTGCGCAATGGCGTACAGCTCCCACTTATCGATCATGCCTGCATCGATGCGGGTGCCCATGCCGTAAATCTCATCCAGCACCAGATCGTAAAATACCCAGGCCGGGTTGTTGGTGTAGGCCATTTTGAAGCCACCGGACCAGGTGCCGCTGTAGGTGCGCGTAACCGGGTCGTAGGAGTCCGGGACATGTACCAGTTTGCCCTTCGGCCTGCAGGTCACCTTCGGCGCGCCACTGGTAAACTGGCTGGCATCGACCTCGATATATAGCAGCGCTGTATTGGGATAGCGTAACTTGCTGTCGATCACCTCAGCGAACGAGAACACCTTGAAGGCGTTTATCAGTTTTGAGTTCCCGATGGAATCAGGCGTGATGCGACGTACCCGCACAGCCCAGCCAGTAGTGGCCGCTGGCAGATCAATGCGGAGGTCGCGCTGGTATTCCGTGGTTGTCTTCCCGTCGAATTTGCCGTTAACCACCGTCTGCCAGGCAGCACCATCAGTCGAGAGATCGACAGCGTACTCCGTGACCGTGCCGACCATATCACCGTTGTCTTTATAGGTGTACTGTACGGGCAGGCTCAGCTTAATACGCACGGCATCCAGCATCAGGTTAGAGAACTGGCGTGTCCACGGCGCGGTGGTGGTCACTGTCACGTTGGCCGACATTTCGTTGTCGACCTCAGGCAATCCCTGAATGTAGTCCTGATCCTGAGTGCCCGGGCGAAAATCCCACTTCACGCCGGTGAAGTTGTAGCTGCCGTCGGCGTTCGCCAGCGGGGTGTCGTTTAGGAAGATGTTCTGTGCCGTCAGCTCACCCTGGATTTCACCTTCAGCGATCGCCAGCAGCATTTTTAATTTTGCTGTCGACAGCAGGTCATCAGGATCTTCAACAGGGGTATGCTGTTTAGCGCCACCGCCTTTATGTCCCTGAATAAGAGTTTCATCTTCGAGAAGTCGCATATCTCACCCATAAAAAAAGCCACCCGGAGGTGGCCTGTAGCTGCAATAAAATCTACTGCTGGTCGCTGGAGAAGATCCCCGCGCTGATGACTGCCCCGCCGATCTCGCGTTCACCAAAAAGCACGGGGACCGGATAACCCACAGCCACGGTATTCACCGGCGCGCCAAAGGCGTAGTTGGGTTTGTTGTCCGTACTGGACGAGGCACCGACGTTGTATTTCGGCTGCGGGGTAAGCAATTGCACCACTCCGCCCAGCATCATCGACAGACCGAGTCCAGTCAGGGCTGTTGTTGTCGCGGTTGCGGCAGCCGTGCTCAGACCTATCGCCGTCAGCGAGGCACCCGCGGTAAAATACGCGGCCACGAGAGCCACCGCCCCGATAACGATCTGCAGCACGCCGCCGCGTTTTGAGCCCTCGGTAATGGCCGAAATCCGGTACACCGTACCGCCGCGGGTCATGTCAAACTCGTCAAGGCCGATGTTGTTTTTGCCATTGAAGAAGGCAAAGCGGATCCCCTGCATATGTCCTTCTGACAGGTAGCGTTTAAAACCGGGAACCTGGCTGCACATGGCCCGCAACATCTCGCGCAGATCCTCAACGTGAAATTTGTGTTCACGCCCGAACTTTTTAGCCATGTGGCCTTCAAGAATCAGTTTTTTCAGCATTCATTAAATCCCTGTGCCGGACCACACGAACGGTGCGGTCGCGGTAATACTTGCCGTACGGCACCCGGGCAGAGAGGCTGCCGAAATTATGATGCAGCATGATATTGTCCTGGTGCTCGTGATGACCGAGGTAAACAGCCGCGTGATTGGTTACCTGCGCCTGTATGCGCATCATGATCATATCGCCGGGCCGCATATCAGCAGGGTCCACCTGGACAAAGCCTTCTGCCTCCCAGTTATCGTCGTAGCGATTTTCGCCCTGCTCCCACCACTCGTACGGTACCGAGTAATCACCCAGGGTAATGCCGTGCTCACGCTGGAACCACTCACGGATCAGCGACCAGCAGTCAGCAAATCCCAGCACCCAGCGCCGCCCGGCGTAGTCCCGGTCCTCACGGGGTGCCAGCGTGCAAAAATCACCGTCCGGCCAGCTCATGATGCCCCATTCCACCCCGGACCAGTCGCACTGCACCCTGTCCATTTCGGACGGCACAAGCTGCACCACATCAGGATGCGAGTGGATAATCATAATGATTTCTCCCTGCTCCGATGCAGCCAGCTTATCCCCCGGCGAGATCGTGAAGGCCTCAGTGGGCGTTGCTGAGATATTCCGGCACGGAATGTACTGCTGCGCCCGTCCGGCCTGCACCACCACACCACAGGCCTCGTTCGGATATTCCGCTGAGACGTGGGCGCGGATCGCATCCATCAGTTTTTTTCGCATGGTTATTTGCCCTGAAGGTTGGCCGCCGGGAAACCGCCAAACGGCAGCGGGTTACCGGCCCCGAACCGCGCTTCGCAGTCCGGCATCAGACCACCGCACATATCCAGCGCCGGGTTATCCGTGGGGGTGCCGTCCTTAAGAAAATAGCGGTTCCCGTTGTAGTCGCATCCTGTACCGGTGCGGTACCAGCCGCGCGTGCACCAGGTGCAGACCGGAGTGATCTGCCGGGTGGGCAGCTGCAGGTTCTGGATGTCGAACGGCGAGCACAGCTCAAAGTCGACCTGTACCCGCGTTTCTGCGGTTTTGGCATTTACGTAAAAAAGCTGTACGCGCTCATCCACCGGGCTGGCATTCGGGTTGCCCGCTGTCCAGTTGGCTGCGTCCAGATATTTCGCCAGCGTGGTGTGGATCTTCACCTTCGCTTTCGCCAGGTCGTCGAACTCAAGGCACAGCGCCGTCACGTAGTTTCCGACATTCGACACGGAAAGCGTGGGCGTGGGCTGCGCGCCCGTGCTGGAGAGTTCCAAGCCTTTCAGCTCGTACGGGTAAGGATCGTATTGCTGACCCTGCCAGACGATCGCGGGCAGGTTGTCGGCGGCGAAAGCGGCCCAGCCTGCCGAAGCAATATTGTGGGCATGGAAGCGCAGTATCGTATCCATGCCAAATTCGGTACCGTCTATCTCAATGAGCTGTATCAGCTCACCTGGTTCCAGTTTCTGTACGTCGTTCGTGAAGCTCATATTCGGCCCGTAAAAAAAGGCCGCATAAGCGGCCCTGGAAGAGGAGTTAAAACTAAGGCCCGAAGGCCTGCTCAAACACAAACGTTAGCTCTACAAAGCCACCGTGAGGAAAGGTTGGGCTTACTGAATCAGCTTTTACCCGATACAGTTTCTGTTCACCCCACGGATTAACCCACCAGAACGATTTGATGACGTGACTCAGGAGGAAATCGCGAACTTTCTTCATCGTCACCACATCGCCATTGCATGCCAGACTCCAGGTTTCGGCATCGGAGTTGATCCCATTGCCCGCCACCTGCTTATAGCCGTCGCCAAACTGCGCCTGAAGCGTGGCCACAGTATTTGCTCCAGTCGGTCCTATGCGGACGCACCAGGTAAAAGTGTCGATTGCCATATTGCTCCTTAGCGGCGATAGAGGATGCCGCCTGGCGATATTTCTTTCCTCAGGCGATCGGTAAGGGTTTGCTGGACAATACCTTCAAGCTGGCGTGCTGTGCTGGCGGTATTGGTGTTACTGATTTCACCTGCAGAACCATCCTGGTTAATGTTGACCGGGGCATGAACATTGATGACAGTACTGCCATTACCCGTCGCATTATTCACGCCTGATGATACGGCGCGGACACCAAGCGAACCATCGGCGGCTCGGGTTAACGGCATGATCGCCTCCGGCCCCGCCTCGCCCATCACGCCCGCGCCTTTAGCAAAAGCGAAGAATGTAGGCGTATCCACAATGCTGTTGCTGAATGCGCTGAGCGAGGGCGAGTCGTAAACTCCTCCTTTAGCGTTGAATGTGAGCGAGCCCGCAGCGGCGGTATAAGCCCCCGATGGTGTTGCGCCAGCAGCGGCACCTCCGCCAAACGCTCCCGCCACACTGCTGGCCAGTGTGCCCAGAATGCCTGAGGAAGAAGAGCCGCCCAGCGCGCTTACTGCTGCCATCTGCAGGCTGACCTTCGCGATCATCTCCAGTGCAGACAGCCCCCACTCTTTCCAGTCTGCCTTTCCGCGAACAAGCATAGAAGCTACGTTATCCATAGCGCTGTCCATAGTAGAAGTAATACCCTGTGAAACCGTGCCCGCGATATTGCTGACATTATCCATCCAGTCAGCAAGACCAGCACTTACGCCAGCCCGCCAGTCCAGTTCGCTGGCTTTAGCCTGTTGATATTTTTTTTCAAGCGCATCGAGCGCCGAGGCGCGAGCGGCAACTGCCTCCGCACCTTTATCCGTTTTATCAAAGACTCGCTGTACTTCCTGTTGTTCACGGTACTGATCCTGTTCACGCCCCCCCATCCCTGACGTTGCGACATTCAGGTTTGTTTCATCCTGATATCGGCGCGCGGCGTCTTTGAGATCCTTAAGGGAGTCTGTCATCTCACGCTGTTTGCGAACTGCCTCATCAGCTTTTTGCGACCACTGGGCCAGCGCCACTGCCCCGGCTTCGATGGATTTACGTTGCTCTTCACTCCACTTAGTTCCGTTCTCATGCGAAGCCGCGTACAGCTCTGCTGCCTTCTCGCCCTGAGTAGCACGAACCTTTTGCACTTCGGTAGCAACACTAAGGTCGGCCATTTTTCGGCTGTACTGCTCGGCTGTTTGCGCTGCCTCACGAGCCGCCTTTCCTGCGTCGCGCGTTGCATCTGCCTGAGCTTTTTGAGAAGCAGCTATCCGCTGCGCATTGTTATAGTCGTCCTCGGCCGCCTTTGTATAGTCCGCAGCATACTTTGAGTTTTCAGGGCCTGTGCGACCCATTTTGTCGAGTTCAAATTGCGCCTGCCTGCGTACCCTGGCAAGACCGGTTAATCCAGCAAGCTCTGCCTGCTGCTGCTTTTGAATGAGGCTTTGCTGATCTTGGGTTGATACAGGGGCTTGTGGAATGGCAAAGGGAACATTAACTAACGCGCTTCGCGACGAGAGCAGCTGATTACCAAGCGAAAGCAGCCTGTTCAACTCAGAATGCTGACCATTCATCATTAGTAAAGAATAATATGCCTGGTTTTGCTTCCACGCCTGCTCTCGAAGCTGGTCAGTCCTGCGACGCTCGATTTCTGCCAGCGCCTGCTGAATAATACGCGCCTGTTCCCGGAGTTGATTGAGCTTGTCTTCCTCGACAGCTAAATCACCCGTAACAACGGAAATGGCGCGCACTATATTAAGATCGTTTTCTCCAGTGATGCCGGGTTTACCCCTCGCAGCATTTAGATCATCAATCTGACCTTTTAAGGTCTCGACTTTCCCTTGTTGTTCGGTGATAAGCCTGTTTTGCTCGGCCAATGCTTCAATGGTTTTCTTGCGATTATCGTCAGTATCAGGAAGCGACATTTTAGATGTCTTTTCACGGATCTGATCTATCTGGCTGGCATACTCCTGCGCCGACTGGCGCGCCTGCTCCTGATTTTGGTACATGGCATACCATGCACCTGCGCCGAGCATAACAAGACCAGGGACACCTCCGATCAACCCCATCGCTCCGCCTAAGAGGCGCGATCCAACAGATGTTACGCTGTTCAGGTTGTTCTGTGCTGTCACCCTGCCTGAAAGGTTGCGGGTAAGCGCCGCCTGCGCTGATGCCAGTCTTGTTTCGGCAATTGTCTGAGCATCAGCGTTTTTAGCTGCTGCAAGCCCGGATTGGGCGCGCTCAAGAGCGGCACGCGCCCTGACTTTTTCTGTCGCTGTACCGCTGGTTAACGCAGTACTCAAACGCGTTTGAGCTGCTGTAACCTTCGCCTCTGCGGCGGCAACCTTTTCTCGTTGAGCCGCCTGCACATCAGCACTGCGAGCTGTCTGAACGGCCTGTTGTGCCCTATATACCTCAGCTCTTGAAGCAGCCACTGCCGACTGGGCTGCTTTTTCCTGCGCGACGGCAAGAGCGACTTCTGCTTTAGCGGCGGAAAGCAATGAGGCTGTAGCCCCCGTGGCACTGCTGACGACACCCCCGAGATACTTCGCCAACCCCACTCCAACCAGCGCACCAGCAACTGTTGTAATAGTGGACATGTTATTAGCGACGTCATTCAGAGCGCCGCTCACTGCAGATGACGTAAGAGAATCCAGTGTTCCGGCGACACCATCAAGCCCACCGGATAAGGCAGAAGTAGCGCCTGTTGCCTGGTTAATGCCCCCAATCCATGCCATAAAGGAGTTGGTCACTTTTTGCAGCGATCCGGAAACTGTCTGCGGCATGGAGCTGAACTCCCCCCGCAAATTATCAAGCTGACTTATCATGGCTGGCACGACTTTATCAATGGTCAGCTGCCCCTGATCAGCCATCGCCTTAAGGTCTTTTCGGGCGACACCCATTCCTGCAGCGAGAGCCCTTATGACGCGATCACCGGACTCGTTAACGGCATTGAATTCTTCGCCTCGCAGAACGCCCTGCGCCAGAGCCTGGCTAAACTGCGTAATGACAGATCCAGACTCTTCTGCGCTAGCACCGGATATTTTCAGCCCAGTAGAAACCGCCTCGGTTATTTTAAGAACATCCGAAGAGTCATAACCAAACTCACGCATAGAAGCTGCTGCACGCGAGAAAAGATTAGCATTATCAGAAAATGCAGTGCCTGTTCGCTGGCTAATCTGCATGAGCTGTATCTGAGAGCTGGTAAAGTCGTCGGTTGTGCTGGACGCCTGTTTTAAACGGGCATTCACAGACGTCCACTCATCGGCGATCTGGACTAGCTTACCAGTTGCAAATGCTGCTGACGCCGCAGCAGCAGCCCTTCCTGCGCTTGCGAAACCACTTGTGAGATCGGATAGGGCTTTCTCACTTTCTCTAGCCGCGGCTGCTGCTTGCCTGCCACCATTCTGCATGGTCCGATAATATTCCTGCCCCATACGAGAAGCGCGGGAAATTTCAGTTTGAAATGACTGCGAGTTAGCAGATATTTTAATTATTAATTCGCGGAGAGTAGCCATATTTCACCCAATAAAAAACCTGCCGAAGCAGGTTTGATGTTTATAGAGGTTATCTTGGAGGAATTATGTTATTAACAAGAAAATAACGCGTAATTAGAAATTGTTTTTTTCATGTTTTTTTAGTTGTTGCTTTATGTCCTTTTGCTTCATTTCTTCTGTAAAGTATTCATATTCTACCTTTACGTATGCTTTTGGAATGTCGGGAATAAGATCTCCAGAGACGGGGGACATTTTTAAGGTAATGGACATCCCATCTTTAACATAATACCTCTCCCATTTTCCGCAGTCTTCAAATCTGAGGCAATCGTAGAACTCTGTCCCATCCCTATCCATATGCTCATTTATAGTTGATGGCTTTCCGTATTTTTGTTCGAGTTTTTCTGATATTGAATCATATACTTTCTTTCCCTCATCAAAAAGCATTGATGTCGGGTCAACGCCCTTTGAGAAGGATATAGAGGTCAAACCAAAATCAGGCCGCAAGATAAGAAAGTACCTCCCTTTAAACTGCGACTCTTCGGGTGCGCTATTAGCATAAACAAATGTTACATAGTCGTAGTCTCCCTTTACCTCTAAGCCTTTAAGATTTTGACTTTTTGTTTTTTCGAGAGACTGCCCCCATTCAAAACCGAAAGGAGCTTGCGGCTTTGAGTCGCAGCCTAAAAGTAATAATGAAACACCTAAAACCCATACATATTTCACTTATTTGCCCTCACTATTAACGTTATGGGCATCGTATCATGAGCCGTTTGCAACGCAACGACATAACCCACAGTTAAGAGGGCTTACTTTGTTCGTAACTAACCAGTCAATGCAGCAAAGAATCCCTCCAGCCCGGCACTGCTCTCTTCCTGTTCAGGCGCATTCCACTGGAGGATCACATCATCCATGCTTACCTTACCGCCCTGCGAGTTGAGCACGGCAGCGGAAATCTGCGCTGCCTGAATATCGCCGCGCCGATCGCTAATTGGATTGATTCGGTCAAATTCGATCCACATTCGCAACTCTCTGGCCGTCAGGGTTTGCTTCAGTTCATGCAGCGTGCGCCCCAGACGGAGCGCCAGCGTCATCAGGAAGAACGTGCCGGGCTGGCTTACAGCTTTTCCACCTCGGCCGCCGAAGTGGTCAGGTCGAGCGCCTGCTTGAGAAGACGGGAATGCACCGGGCCGTAAAACTGCTCGACCTGCGGCTTATCCTCTTCGCTGAAGACCTGCGTGCCATCTTCTTCCAGTAGCACATCAATAAACAGCACCACATCAGCGCTCTTGTTGCGCAGCGCACGTTCTGCCGCCGTCAGATTTTCTGGCTCGCTTTCTCCCTGCATCGGATTAAGCACCTGCTGCCATTCAAGCCAGGCCTGCGCTGATGGCTCACGCAGTTTTACCCTGGCGTTTTCCCACTCCGGAACGGTGACGATTTTTGTGCGAAAGCCTGCCATAGGTGCCAACGCGAGCGAGCGAAGTGAACTCTGTGAAACCTGTTTTCCCATTTCATTTTTTCTCAGTTTGTAATCAGGAATAGCGGCTTTCGCCGCTGTTATTAGCCTGCAGAAGGTGCCGGAACGATCGGGACGGGCTTACCTTTGATGCGCAGCGTAAACGATGCGGTCACCACCCCGGCAGTGCCCAGGCTCCAGCTGTTCTGACGAACTTCAGCCAGGAATGCATAACCGTTGCCGGATGGGAAGATCACCTGAAAAGCGTGCAGCGTATCAGTGTCGTAAGCGGTGCGTAATGTGTTCTGCCCCTCTTCATCAGCAGACCAGTTCCCGGAAACTGTCATTTCACCTGGCGCGGCCAGGCCGTTTGTCATTTCCTGCTCGGTGGAACATAGCGTGGTGGTGTCGATGTCTGACTTTTGCCCACCGGTGTAGCTAAGCTCCTTGGTCGAGCAGTTGATGGATTGCCAGGTGGCGCCAATGGGGTTTGGTTCGGTTGCAGGATTTTCCGAAATGTTAATTTTCGTACCCTGCGTTTTTTCATACTTAGAGGACATAGTGATCTCCGGATATAAAAAAGCCGCCTGGAGGCGGCAGAGTTAATATGAAGTGTGGAGTTATTGCCAGATCTGAACTTCAAGCGTGGCCCGGTAAAGTCCGGTATCCGGCTCGTAGCCGTTAATCTCGTTTAGTCCGACAGGATGCAGATCGGCCAGAGCCGCTTTAACCTGATCACGTAGCGCCCGGGCATCATCAATCGACGAGGCCCAGGCATCAACCTGAACCGTGCTTGCTGTTTCTGCCGGACCGCAGAAAACATCCTCGCTGACTGAACCCGGGAGCAGATAAATCACCCACGGCGCCGTGGTACCCTGCGGCGCAACGTACGGAAAAACATTTCCGCCCGCCAGCGCACTGAGCCGCTGATAGATGTCAGCCTCTGTCATTTCGCCAGCACCTCATCAATGGCCTGATTCATGCGGGCCAGCGCTGCCTGCGTAGCCTCTTCCTGCCGGGTATCGAATGCCGGGCGAACGAAGGGGTGCGCAGGCATATTCGATGTACCGAGTTCAACGAAGCGCCAGTAAAAAGCGTTGCGCGGATTGCTGGCCTTCATTTTGTTGTCGCTGTTGCCGGTGTCAGGGTTAACGCCCCGGATATGCACGCCGGAAGCGATTTCGCCGCGACGGCGACCCTTCTGGGTCACCACCACCACGTTTTTTTTCAGTTTCCCGGTAAGGACGGGCGCACGATCTTCTACCTCCTGTCGCAGAACTTCTGCACCAGCACGCGTGGCATCACGCAGAACCTTATTATTTTCAGCCCTGCTGAGCGTCTCCAGATCCTTCGCGATATCGGCCAGACCCGAAAAATCAAGACTCGTTGAAATCACTGTTTCACCCCCTTCTCGCAAAGCAATTCGAGCCTGGTGCCGTTCTCTGCTGAGATAGCCGACTTGATGTCATATATCTCACCGCCTCCGGTAGGCGGCAGATGAACGGCTCGCCATCCCGTGGTTACGGGAATGCCTGGATAACGACGCATCCAGATCCGGGTTGTGGTGCTGCTCAACTCTGCGCCGCCGTCCATCATCTCCCGGCCCGATACATCCACGACTTCTGCCCGAACCGAAGCAACATCCACCCAGCCGGTTGCAGGTTGTCCGGACGGTAATCGCCCGGTTGCCGGTTTCTGAAGGGTTACCCTGCGCCGTAGACGTCCCGCTTTCATAGGCCATAAATCCGGTAGGGTTGAAGGAGTGCTTCAGTAGAGAAAGCCAGCGCAGATGTCGTGCTGCCGGTGCTGACCGTTTCACGGTTGGTGTACCAGTGGGCAATCAGCATCAACATAGCCATTTCGATATCCTCGCCATAAAGCAGAGCGTCAGGATCGGCCATATAAAGCGGATCATCAGCCTTTTCATAAAGCCGACGGCGGGTCCATTTTTCAACGTAACGTTCCGCGGCTTTTATGCCCGTATCGATCCAGGCGTCGTCTTCCGTGAAATCCTGTTCGATATTGCAGTGTTGCTTCACCTGCTCTTTAGTCAGCATGCGCGCCCCTTACTTACCTTTGCCTTTTCCTTTTGGATCGGGGTCTTTATCCGGTCCCGGTTTTTTGGCGCCGGGTTCTGAGGCATAACCGCGCGCCACCAGCTCGCGACCATGCTGCTCCAGCGTCTCGAACTCAGTACCTTCAGTAAGTACATTGCCTTCAAAGTAAATGGGCTTGATAGCGATCAGCTTCATGGCTGTCTCCTTAAAGGAAAACGAAAAGCGGCCCGCAGGCCGCCGTTAAGGATTACGCGCCGCCACCAGCAGCAGGCGCAGTGAAGGATCCGTAGATGAAAGCTTCCGGGCGTTTCACCGCCAGCGCCAGGCGCTCTTCGCAGCGAATCGAGATCATGTTTTTCTCGAAGTCGTCGGCGTTCTCAGTGGAGATCACCACGTTGGCATCTTCACGGTCGAACAGCTGGGCAGCGGCGTTGAATGCACCGGTAAGGAACTTGCCCTGGAATGCGGCAGCTTCGGTCGCCACCACCGGCAGGCCCCACAGGGTTGGCCCGGTCAGGGCCGCCGGGTTCGCCAGGATATAGCGGCCCAGCGTATCCTTGGTGAGTTCAATCTTCGCCCAGTCGATGAAGTGCAGGACGTGGCCGGAAGCCGGGAAGCGCGCCAGCTGCGCCTGCAGCATTGCGAGGCGCAGATCATCGATGCCGTTCTGCTGCTCAACGGTAAAGGCAGCGTCATAAGCAGACGCCTGCGGGACGATGCCTTTCAGGTGCGCGCCGGTACCATCACCGAAGAGAATCTCCTGCTCTTCGACATATTTCAGGCCGTAACGCATTTCAGCGTCGATAGTGGACTGCAGCTGTGCAAAATCATCCAGGATCTGTTTGGACGCCTTGAACATGTGCGCGATGGTGGTGACCGGAGTGATCTGCGTGGCGAACTGGATATCGCTGTACGGTTTGGCAGTACCTTCCGGCACGACTTTCGCCGCATTGGTGAATCCGGTCTGCTGCACCCAGAAGATGGCTGGCGCCGAGGTGCGGCCCGGAGCAATCAGATCGCGGATGAAAAGGCGCTGTTTCGGTGCGGTGTCGATACCCGGCAGGCGTTGCGGCTCAACCACGCCGGTGGCGACATCCGTGGAAATCAACGCGGCGTTCACAGGCACGCTGACGCGCTTACCGCCTTCCACGCTTGCCGCGAATGCTTTCAGTGCTTCGCTGCTAATGACGGTCTGGCCAACGGTCTCGATCACCTTTGCAGCGTTGGCCAGCGGCATCTGAGCAACCTGCTGCTCAAGTTCGCCGAGCGCCGACTTAAGCGTTTTTTCAGCATCTTTCAGGGCATTAAATTCCACCGCCATTTTGTCGACGGTGTCTTTGGTTTCCGCTGACAGCTCGCCATTTTTCTTTGCTTCCTTCAGTGCTTCTTCTGCCTTGGCATTAAATTTGCCGGTAGCCTCTTCAATGCTGGCGCTGACTTTTTTCAGGATCTCATTTACATCAGACATAATATCTCCGTTTTACTGGGCAGCCGCTTTCAGGCCGCTGAGTGCGGCTTCCAGTCGGTCAATGGTTTCGTTTTCGATGGTGGCAGCGCTCGGCGTGCCTTTTTGGTCAGAAGCAGCGCCTGGCTTGCTCCCGGATAGGGCTTTAAGAAGTTTTCGACGTTCAGACCGTGGCGTATCGGTTTTGGCCAGCAACGCATCGAGCTTACGCAGCGCTGCAGCTGGGCTTTCGTCATCGTCCGCGATTTCGTCGGCAGAAAGCAGGCTGTCAGCAAAACCTTTCTCCACCGCTTCCCTGCCGCCGATATAAGTTTCGCCGTCCATCATCCTGTTGACCGTAGTGGCATCGAGGCCGCTGCGCGCCTGATAGATATCGCTCATGGCGTTATCAAACGGCGCCATGTCAGCGGCGATCTGCGCCAGGTCGTGACGGTTGCCCATCGCGTAAACCCAGCAGTTGTGGATCATGAGGAATGCACCGCGCCCGATCTGCACCTCGTCACCGGCCATCGCGATGACCGACGCCGCCGACGCTGCCAGGCCCAGCACCTTCACAGTGACCCTGCCTTCGTACTCGCGCAGCAGGTTATAAATCGCAAGGCCCTCGAACATGTCGCCGCCGGGGCTGTTGATGTTTACCGTTACGTCAGCGCCATTAAGGGAGCGAAGCGCCCCGGCAATGCGGCTGGCCGTCACCCCGTCGCCCCAGTAGTCCGCGCCGATCACGTCGAAGATAGAAATGCTGTTGTCACCGTCCCGGGCGGCGCGGATGCCGCCGTTCCAGCGCTCCATTGCCGCCGCTGGCAGGTCAGGTTTTTCGCGCGCAAAAGGTCGCCCCTCCGGCGCCGCCGGAAGGCTTTTAATTGTCATGGATGCTCCTAAGCCGCTTGTTTCAGCGGGGACTGTTCGAAGGGGATGTCGGGGAATACGTGGTTATGAACCTGTCGCAGCGCGAAAGCCTGTGCTGCCTGGCTGTTCTGTTTAAGATCTTCAAGCGGCGTCAGGTTGAGCTGCACCGTATAAAGATCGCCGCCCTCAATCGGTGGCATGTTCTCAAGGCGACGCACGTCGTTACGGGACATCCAGCCGTTCTGCAGCGCGCTGGTGTAGTATGCCGCCCGGCCAGCACTGTCGGCGCGCAGCAGGCCCTCTACCGAGAACTCGGCAAAGAGGTCCTCTTCGCCATTCAGCAGACAGCGGGAGATCTCCTGCTCGATATTCACCAGCAGCGGGCGCAGCGTGTGGGTCAGGAACTGTAGGTTCATCCCCTCCAGGCTCGACGCCCAACTGCTTTGCTTCGAGGTGTGGCCGACCATAAACGGCGGCACGCGGAACCAGCGGCAGATTTCCTCAATGCTGAATGAACGACTTTCCAGCATCTGCGCCGCTTCCGGGTTCATGGTGACGTTCTGATATTTCAGCCCGCCCTCAAGAACCATAATTTTTCCGGCGTTTTTAGACCCGGTAAAAGCCTGCATATAGCCCCGAAGTCGCTCTCTTTGATCCTTATCAAGCGCCTGGTCAGCTGAAAGAAAGCCCGAGCTTTGCAGGCCATTTTCGAAAATCTTTGCAGCTGACTCTTCGACGGCCATCGCCGCGCCGATCACGTCACGACCCGTCATCATTGGCATCATGCCGCAGACACCATCAAGGCCAAATCCCCGGATGTGCATCAGGTTCTTTTCGGAGATAACGCGTTTCTTGCCGTCCTCGGTGTAGGTGTATTCCAGCCGCCCGGTATCCAGCCGCTTCACCACCATATTCTGGGGCAGCAGTGGCACCAGCGACACCAGCTTATTGCCGATAAACAGCTTCTCAACAAAGGCATTACCGCGCAGGCAGATGCTGGCCACCACCATGAGCATAAAGCGCGACGGCGTCATTTCCAGATTCGGACGGCGACAAAGCACCTGGTAAACCGGATGATTCTGCGCCAGCTTGCGCGAGCCATCAGCCTGGCGGGTATAAATCTTAACCGGTAGCGTGGATACCGACTCGCTCAGAAGCCGGACACAGGCCCAGACCGCAGAAAGCTGAATAGCCCGATCTGTAGTCACCACCTTGCCGCTGCTGCTCGTGCCGTACCACTCCTGCCAGAACGTTCCGGTAGTCAGGCTGATGGGCACGCCCAGCCAGTTGAGCAAGGCGCTTTTTACCTTGCCAGGCTGCTTATTTTTCTTCATCAGAAACCTACCATGATGGGATTTTCAAAGAAGCCGTTAAGATCCTGCCGGGTCTCCGGCAGCATGGCCCGGCCTATATCCATGATCAGGGCAGTGGCCCCGTCGATTTTGTTCTCGCTGTGCTCCTTAATGGGCCGCACAACGTCATCGTTACCAGGGAGGTGCTTGCCCACCACGTTAGAGATACACCATGTCAGTATGGGATGGCCGTCATGGTGGAAGCGTCCGGCCTCTATCGCCGCCTCAAGCTCTTTCATCGGATCCGACATATTGGTGTAGTTCTGGACGATGGTTATCGGGCTGAGCCCCTCATCGGCCAGATGGTGGGACAGGTTCGTGGCGCCGTGGGGATCGATGGCCGATTCCTCTACCGGGTTCTGCCGGTTGACCGCCTTCGCTTCCTCCAGGATGACGCGGTAGTCGATCTCTGCACCTTCGGTTACCTCCAGGTGGCCGGAGTTCACCCACTTCTGGAAGCGTTCAGCAGTACGCTGATGATCGGTGTCCGTGCTGTATACCGTGTCATAAGGCACCCAGAACTTAGGCGCTATGCAGTAATAGTGCCGCCTGCCATCAATATCACGGCTGAAGATGCGCACCATGCTGTTCATATCGAGCTTTCGCGCCAGGTCGAACGAAAGGTAGCAAGGCTGACCCTCGAACTGCTCGATCGTCAGCGTTTCATCCTCGCAGTTGCGCCAGCTGACGAGGTTGAAGTAAGCCGCCCTGGCTGATACCCAGATGTTCAGATGCTTGGTTTTGAAAACGTTGGCCTGGCGGGCGTTGTTCATGGCCCGCTTCTGCTGGCTCAGCAGGAAATCGCTGTAGACAGAAATACCCATATTGGGATTCGCCTTGCGCAGCACCGCCGGATCGGTCCAGTCGTCACCCTCATCAACGGTGTAAATCACACCGAACAGCTCATCGTTAGGTACCGTGCCGTTCAGCATTTCAATAACTTCCCGGCGCTTGTCGTAGCACGGCCCCTCAATGTTGTAGCCCGCAGTGGTGATGGCCCACATCAGCGGCTGACGCCGGGCGCCCATACCTGTCAGCATGGTGGTGTAGAGCGCGTCGGTATCGTGTTCGTGATATTCGTCCACAATGGCGCAGCTCGGAGAAGCACCATCGCCAGGGTTGCCGATCAGCGGCTCAAGACGGGCACCATCTTCCGGCCGGTTCATGTTGGAGGCATTAACCTCCACGCCAAACGCGTCACAAAGCGCCGGGGTGCGTTTACACATCAGGCGCGCCGGGCGGAACACTTCCCACGCCTGCTTTTCCGTCGTGGCACCGGAGTAAACCTCCGCGCCAAACTCGTCGTCACAGGTGAAGCAGAACAATGCCACACCGGCAGAGATCGCCGACTTACCATTCTTACGCGGGATCTCGGTATAAACCTCGCGGAAACGCCGCAGCTTCGAGCCCTTGCGTACCCAGCCGAACGCCGAGCAGACGATAAACAGCTGCCAGGGCTCAAGGGTGATGGGCATGCGTTTGAAGGCCCACTCGCCTTTCGTATGCGGCAGAAGCTGGATAAACTTTGCCGCCTTTTCCGCTAGATCTTTATCGAACCGGTAAAGAAACTTTTTCGTTTTCTCTTTCGCCAGATCATCAAGGTGCCGCTGGCACGCATCGATGACGTAGCGGCACGCCACAGTTTTCCCCCGGACGATGTCACGGGCATACTGATTTGCGGCGTTCACGTTAGGGTAGGCTTTGCGCGTCATAGGTTTTTAAAGGGGTTGTCCGACTGTTTTTTGTTCCCACCAATCAGACGCTGCCTGCTGCTGGGGTCCAGCCCGAGCATGCCTCCGAAGGAGGCCATCTGCCGCATTGCTTCATTCAGCACGGTCAGCGCCGGGTTTTTGATCACACCGCCCATTGCGCCGGTTACGGTGATTCCGTTTTTAGCAACGTCCACCTGCGCAGCGCGGGCGTTGGCATAGGCCACACAAAACATTTCGAGGTTGTGTAAATCCGTGGCGCACAAAACCTCCTGCGCGCACAGCTCATTAGAGACCATTCTCCACATTGTCGCAGCGGATTCGCTGAGCCACTCGGGCGGGTCAACGCCGGTTATGGGTGTGAAGGAGGGTTCTTCTTTATTGATGGCGCGCTTACCCGGATTACCTGCCAGCAACTTCCGGGCAGTCGGCTTGGCGCGGCGTCCGGATCGGCCCGTCGCTCCAGCCATAGACGCTCCAGTTAAATTTTATATTTCGCGGGTGTAAAAATCTGACTGAGGCGGCAGTCCTTTGGGGCAAATGCCCTGAAGTTTTCACCCGCCCTATCCCCTTGACCACATGTCAGGGTGGCATTCATGATCCCTGATGCGGCGTACGTGCGTATGTGTGACGCCATAGCGCTTTGCAACATCGACCAGTTTCATTCCAGCCTTCGCGTCTCGCTCAATGCTCACGATGGTCGCTGGTGCTAACTTTGTGGCCGAGGCGCTCTGTCCTCTTCTGAGGCATACAGCCGTGCCGTGGTTAAGACTATCGGCGGCGTTCTCTTTGGGTGTTCCCCATGCAAGATTTGACCTGTTGTTATTTAGCGGGTTGCCATCAAGATGACGAGTAACATGTATGTCCGATGGTTTAACTCCGGCGAATGCAAACAACACCAACTGATGCACTTGCTTTTTAACTTTCGTCGCTCGGCTAAAGCCGGTATTAACATTCACATGCCAGTAGCCGTTATGTAGCCGCATTGAGAGTTGCCGAGGCTTGCCTGAGCGAAGAGAGTAAATAAATCCGTCATCGCTCGCCTGATACCCTGGGTAGCCGGGAATGTCTTTAAGACAGGCGCGCGGCAGCCCTGAATCATTTAACGACTCAGTCATTTTAATTTACCTTTGATTACTGGCGGTTCAGCCGTTCTTTAGCTGTCTTACGGTAGTGGCAGGAGTAACAAAGAGACTCCAGATTCCGATCGTCGTCTGTGCCGCCGTGGGCTTTCGGAATAATGTGGTCGACCGTTTCCGCAGGGCGTGGCCTGCCGTTGCGCAGGCACTGCTGGCAGATGTGTCGATCACGCTTAAGAATGCGGGCGCGGATGATGTCCCACTTACTGCCGTAGCCACGCTGGTGGCGGCTCAGTCCGCGCTGATGCTGCTGCCATCCTTCGTTACGGTGCGCCTCGCAGTAGCCGGAACGGTCAGTAGTGGTGCCAGAGCACCCGCGTTTACGACAGGCACGAGGGATAGCTGCTGGCATATTGTTGGCTCCAATAAAAAAGCCCCGAGGCATTTCGGGGCTATTGAAAGAAAAAAGATTTGAAGCGAGTACGCTATAACTCCTCGAAATACCAAAGCAGGTTACTAGCTATTTGATATTCTGGGCCTCTTGGCAGCGGCATATTGGGATTTATAATTACCCATTCATATTCCTTCCCCACGCTTGCATCATTACTGCTCTGCTTTTCGCAAAGTTTATAGTGAATAATGCGATCAGGTTTCGCCTGCTCACCTTGAGCATACACTTCATATTTATCGTTATCTTTGCAAACGACAGTAAAAACTAATTTTGAATAAGCCACATCAGTCTCCTTTAGTTATTTGGGCAACCCATACACCCACAAGGAGAATGGCACCTTTATCCATGTAGTGGCAACGAATAGTGAGAGGTAACGTAACCTTCATCAAAGCATTATCACAGGCGCTCAGTGAATGCCTGCTGTAATGCTTTATCCCCTACAAGGGATATTTACGATTTATCCCCTATAGCCATTAAGATGAGTCTGCACATGGTGATATCAAAAAGTGCTATTGACGAATTCGTCAATGTTTTCATTTAGTTAATGATAGTGTATTACTTCTTTGAAAGCTCATTTTCGAGCCCTTAGGAGGACTTATGACACCATCAGAGATTCAATTAATTTCAGCAGCCGCCGGACTAATAGGATCCGCCTTATCCGCTTTATGCACCTATGGTTATGAACCTTTCCAGACTGCTGAGTTCTGCGCGGGCGATGAGGACATCAAGGTACTCAAAAGAAATAAAATGAGGAAAACCGGTCAAACACTAGGCCTTGGCTTAATCAGTGTCAGCTTTTTGATCCAGATGGTTGCTGTTTTTTAAATACCTGCATATGGCATGGATGCCATTATCAAGCGCCCCGGTTGAGACGCTTTGTGCTGGCTAATCCTCGAGCTGTAATGCGCCATGCTCCAGCGATATGGAATATGCGATCAGCCCAGTGAATCCAGAGAAAATCTCACCTGTGTCCGCTTTGGTTACGGGAAAAATCCTATAACCATATATGGTTAGCAATCGCATAATAAACCTGTAACGATTATGCACTTGCATGCCCTTATGAGCAGACCGGATTTCCAGCTCATAAGGGTTTTTTCTATGCGCGGCCGAATCAAAAGCATTATCAAGCCCACCAGCAGATGAGCTTTGTAATGATCAACAATCGTCGTCTGGCTTGGCTACCGAACGGCACGCGAACATGCAGGCCTTCTGCATTTCGGTCTTCGCCATTGCGACCCAGCGCGGATCAGCGCCAGCCTCTTTCGCAGTATCAAGCAGACTGAGGAAATGGCGGCTTACATCTTTAAGACGGTTCATCACCTCAATGTCACCTGCCGTTAGAGTTCGGTAGCCCTTAACGGTACTGCCGTCCTGCGGTTTTGCTTCGCTCATATATTCCTCGTTAGTTAAGGCACTGCTCGCGCACATACGCTTGCAGCCCAGTCAGTTGTTTGGTGACGGTTTCAATTCGCTCTCTGAGGGTGAAATAATCCCGTTCAGCGGAGTCATTAAGTCGGGGGCCGGTACCATCATCCATGCTGGTGGTGCTGGTCGCTCCGTTCGTGGCGCATCTGGCGTTGAGCTGCAGCCGACGCTTGCCAGTAGCAACATCGCGCTCAAGGTGATCAATAGTGGCTTTTGCATCCTGCAGTTCTCCGGTGTATTTGGCATCGAGCACAGCTACATCACGCTGGCGCACCTGCATATCGGTGATGGTGGCGGTTGCCAGTTTCAGATTTTGTTCTGCGTCGTCGGCACGCTTCTTCTCATCAAGTATCTGATCGAGCAGAAGGTGAATAATCAGCAGGGATAAAATCAGCTCGATGCCGATTATCAGCCAGGCTTTAGAGGTCATGTTTGCTCTCCGCCAGGCACATCGAGCGCTCCATCTCGCGCCGGTTCTGGAGGCCTTTCCATTTCATGCCACCAGCGTAAACCCAGCGGCGCATTTCTTCGCACGCACCGTCGTGATCACCTTTGTTCAGCTTGCGCAGAAGCGTGGACTTCGAGAACGCGTCAGAACCAACGTTAAAGACAAAGCTGTAAAGCGCGGCGCGCTGATACTCGCCCAGCGGCACCCTGACCAGATTGTCTACTGTACGCTTGGCTGGCTGGAGGTCTTTCCAGAGCAGCTGGTCACACTCGCGATCGGTATAAGTCTTACCACTGACGATATCCCGCCCAGTATGGCCGTCGCACACAGTCCACACCCCGGCGACGTCTTTATAGGCTTCATATTTCCGCCCTTCGACGCCATCCTGCCCACCGAGGAACAGCGAGGCTATCAGCATTGCGCCGCCACCCGTTGCGGCGATCAGTTTATTGCGAAGGTTGCTGGTCATTGGCATATCAGTCTTCTCCAACTTTCACCGCCGGGCCGTATTTCTCCAGCGCCTTAACCTGCGCATTAGCAACCTTGCGTTTGAAATACCAGTTGATGAGTCCTGTAACGATTATCCCGGCAATACCTGCCAGTACGCCTATGGCGCTCCATTCGTCAGGGCTCAGTTTTGTGAGGACGCCGTTCAGGATGGTTCCTCCTGAGGTGCCGAGGGCGACTCCGGTGACAAGTTTGCTCATACGGGACATTTCTCTCACCTCGCCAGGATGCGGGTGCTGTGTGGGTAGGGCTCAGGCTAGCCGGATGAATTAAAGACAGACCTTGGTGGGGGTTTCCGGGAGCCTGAAATAAAAAAGGCCCGCTTTTCAGCAGGCCTAACTGAGTTGGAAATCTAAGAAGGTAGTCGTGTAACCTTACCATTATCCGTGCAACAGCTGTGTCGAGCAGCGCCACTGACCGATCAGGATGTCCGGCGAAAGGTTCTGGCCTGGCTCACAATTTGAAGTTAGCAGCAGTTTCGAAGCGGGAATAAAAAAAGCCTGTCCGAAAGAACAGGCTCAAAAAGCACTTACCAGGTTACATACAGGTGCCGGGTGCCTCCCGGTGACTCGTTACCAGTTATACGAGCCGCAAGCACATATACATTAACTGGATTGCCCCACCGCACAGGGGGATTCACCACGGTTAAATCTAGTCGGATTCGAAGTGAAGCGCCAATTTAAGCTTTAGCAATTAGGCGGTGATAGCGGCCCATGCAATACTTCAGCCTCGCCGTCATTGCAGATGTCATCACCCTGTGTGAGATGCCAGACACCCGTTATGGTTCGACCCGTTTCGAGGTCTTCGGTTTCGTCTTTGGTGTAGTAGGCAACCTGAATCCTGCCGTTGTGCTGTATCCAGTAGAAACCTTCTTTCATACCTTCCTCCCTCAATATGAAGAGAGTGTAGCCATTCTGTTTACGGGCTTGTGTGAGGAATACTTAATTATGAATAAAGCGATTCACTGATACGCGCTCAGGAATGATCAGCCCACAGAAACAGTCACACCGACCGATACCTAGGGCTCACCCCTGGAAAAGCTCTGTGGTTGAATTATGTCGAGCGTGGCACATAAATGAAAAAACCCGCCGGAGCGAAGTTTTGAACTGATAAGCGTCGTGTCGTTGTGACCAACCTTATCAGAATACATGTTAAAATGCGGACCGCGCAAACATTTTTTAGGTAATGATATGAGCAATACGATCAAGCCTTTTTTGGAATATGAGGTAAAGAGCTGGCAGGAAATCTGGAATCTAGCCACATACTTTGCTGATGATATGGGTTTCATTTTTAGAGGGCAGCGAAGTTCAAACTGGACGCTAGAAACCTCTTTAGATAGGCATTTACGAAGAATAGAACCGGAAGGAATCGATTTAGATAGTACATATAATTTTGTATTGCAAAATTTTGCTCTGTCTTTGCGTGGTCGATCAGATGTAAATAAAGATCATATAGGTAATATTGATGAGTTATGGGCTTTAGGTCAACATTATGGGCTTGCCACCCCCTTGTTAGATTGGTCACGTTCTTTATTTGTCGCGTTATATTTTGCATTCGAGGATTTTACAAAATCGGAATCTGGCTACCGAAGTGTTTGGGCATTAAATATATCACAAAACGTTTTAGACGCTATGGATAAATTCAATTTAGGGAAAGATGAAAATAAACAATTCAGAATTGTTGAGCCTCTATCAGATAGCAACCCCAGATTAATTTCTCAAAGCGGTTTGTTCACAAAACAGCCCCTCAATTTTAGTGTCCAGGATTGGGTAATTGAGAATTTACCACACAACGCGCCTTATCTGATGAAAATAATGATCAATGAGCAAGAAAGATTCAAGATATTGACATCCTTAAAATTAATGAACATCCATCCAGCCTCTCTCTTTCCAGAGCCAGACGGTGCAGCTAAATATTGTAATTTATTGCTGGAATTGCTTAGCGATAAAAGTAAAAACATTTCACTTGAAGAAGAACATAAAAAAGAAAAGCAATGACATTACTATGTGCCTCAGATACTTCACGAGGCACATATTAATTGGGCTAGTCCATTTCAAGCTTAACATCTAGCATCGACAGACATCCATCAACAAACCCTTCAGCCATTTGTATTTCTATGCGAATAAGCTTTTCATCTTTTTTTCTTGCACGCGCTATGCTGCGCTTCGATATTCTATAAAGATAATGAGCCACTAATAGCGAATGCTCGTATGGTTTTTTCTGCTTCAAACGAGCAAGACAACCTTCGATCACTAGAGCATCGTCATCTGTACATGAAGGACGAGACTTGCCTGTTTGAGGTAGCAGCCCCTTAAATCCAGCAGCTATTGGGGAATAGTCTACACCTGCACTATCACTAGCTGCCCAACCGCCCCACAATTCCAACACCTTCTGAATATCGCGCATCAACTCTCTCCACTAAATTACGCCAGTACGCCGATAGCCAGCGCCCGGTCTAATGTTTTCAGCAGCAGCTCCGGCTGCGTGCCGTATTTCGCTTCAAATGCCACGGCGTCAGCGTGTAATTCATCGTGGTGCGCTCTGCACAGCGGGATCACGAACAAATCATGCGCTTTGGTACCCATCCCACCCATGCCGTGGCCGATAAGGTGGTGGGGGTCGTCTGCTGGTTTCTGGCAACATGCACACGGCTGCGCCTTTACCCAGCGGGTGTACTTCTCGTTCTGCCAGCGGCGGCGCTTCGGCCTCAGCATGTAGGATTCCGGCGTCTCTGGATCCACCTGCAGGGCCAGCACCTTTTCAACGGCCTCCTCCACCATGCTGGTGGGCGGTACCGACGGCACAATGTCAGCCTCACGCGTCACCGACTGGAATTTCTCAGCCGGGATACGCAGAACCTTGCGTGCTACCGCCTCAGGGATGACGTGGGCCAGCTTATTGATCGTCAGCCACCAGCACAGTTCTGGAAGAGTCACCGGGTGGGCATCATCGAAACCCAGCCCGGCGCGAACAACCGACAATACCCAGGCTACCAGGTTCTTTCGTGCAATGCCCGCTAGTTCGGCAGTAAATTGCTCGCGCACCCGGATATCGCAGGCCCAGCACAACCGCAGCGCGCCAGGCGCGTGCCGCATGGTGACCATTTCGTGATGGTGATAGTCGCTGTGGCGGTATTGGCAGCCAGATTCGCGCATCAGCCAGGCCTCGAGGCATGACAGGCCACCGGCCCGCTGAATGACATCGGCATGCTCAAACACGGGCACCATTAATGGGTCCTCTGCCAGCGGCTGGCCCGCTGCTGGAATTTCACCGGTTGGCAGGTTGGCCAGGCGCTCCGGCTCGTTCTCCAGCAGAATGCGCCCTCGATGGAAATGCGGCATGAGTTCAGGACCAGGCCGGAAAGCCACGATCCCGAACTCTTTTACAACGACAGGGGTTAATAACGCTCTCACAAACACCTCAATGCACAGTTTCGAGCAGGCGCAACAGCTCCTGAAATTTTGACTCGAAGAAATGCGGCTGCGTTTCACGCGGGTTCGCCGGGCTGGTGATGTTCTTCCCGTACATGCACCCCTTCGCTGTCATCGCCCAGAAGCGCTTAACACCATTTACACCCGAACGGCTGCGGCGCTCCTTATGCTCGACGATCCCCAGTTTGGCCAGCTGCTGGTAAGCCAGCGTAGCCGACATGCGGATCCCGTTAGCTTTGAGCAGGGCGCTCAGTGACTGCGTGGGGCGACTGGATCCATCAGGCGCACCGGCTGGGGCATCAATGGCGTACTGCGGGGCAAGGTTTGGCAGGCCAACAGCATCCTGCAGCTTCTGGCATGCGCCGAGAACAGAAGAATTGGAGAGGTTAAGGGAGCGCTGCATAAAATCGAGGAGGATGACACCTGCCTGCATTTTATCTGCCGCCTGGCTCTGAAGAGTGGCGGGCTGATTTACAACTGCATCAAACGTCCGAATCACCCTCAGGCTGAACTGCGGGCTGATCCACATCGCGTAGGAGTAGACCAGCTCTTTACAGACGTAGCTGCCCTGCTCTTTGCCGCCGCGGATAACGCTGACAGGGTCCGGCGTTTCCGAGTTGCTAATTTGCAACTCGCTTATTAATAGTTCAGTTTGTTCGTTGCGAAGCCAGAACGCTGGCTTGTGCTTATCCTGAGCGCCAGCAGCACGATGAAGATCGTTAAGGCAGTAACGTCCAAAAATATCACGGCGTACGGAAACGCCGTCAATTACGAGTAATTGACTCATTTTGTTCTCCACTGATTGTATTGCGAGAGGCCTGCACGCCCGCTTCGCTTGCACTTTTTGACATTACTGCCATAACGCTTTTCTTTCAACCCACAGCTGGACATTTATCCACCTCCTGCCTGTATGGTGTGATCGTGATATCGACTCTTCCACCCTTCAGAACCGGCCCCCACTCCACCAGCATTCGCTTAATCTGGCTGTCATCCTCCCAGATGCCTGCGTGGGTCAGCGCGTCGAAGAGCGCCTTGTTGTAGTTGTCGATATCGCGGCGCCGCGCGTCTGGCGGGAAAAGAACGATCTCTACCGCTGCCGGAGCGCTGCTGGGCTTCGGTAATTTGCGCAGCTGCTCAATGATCGCAGCGCATGCATCGCTCTGGTATTCCCTGCCCTTGGCGCTAACGAGAGTGCGGCCTTTCAACGGGCCGCTATTTGGGGATCGCCAGTAGGCATTGACGCTCGGCGGGAATGGCAGGGTCAGCTTCATAGCTCGACCCCGCGGAGCTCCAGGAACGTGAGCGCTTGTTCGCGCGCGCTTTCATCGCCGATCAGCAGCGCACGAATTATCGAAATGGCTTCATCGTCGGATTGCTGTCCTGTGATGGTGATCCCGCGGGAAACGCCCGGCGTGATAGTGATCGCGCCTTTTCGCTGGAGGGAGAGCAATGTGTCCCGCGCCGAGTTTTGCGAGCTGCAGCCCATTAACCCAGCAAGTTCACTGACGGTTGGAGGAAAACCGTGCTGTTTCTGGTAATCGACCAGCAGGTCTAAAACCTCCTGCTGGCGAATGGTCAGCGTTTTCAAGCTGCCTTCTCCTCTTTCTGCCCGGCTTTGCGTTCATCCATCATCAGCCGGAACCGGGCCCGCAGAGAACGAATATTGTGCCAGTGATGCTGGGGGATGGACTCGAGAACTGCCGTTACCTCCGCGGCCGCTATCCCGTATTCGGTGATCACCTCTGGCGCCAGGATTAACAGGCGGGACTTCATATCCTCACGGATGCTTTCATGCTCAAAGGTTTGCTGGTCCAGCCAGGCAATCAGCTGCTGCTGATCGACATTCTCTTTAATCAGCTCCACCGCTTTGGCGATCGTTTCCGTCGGCACAACGATAAATTCAGGTGCTGTGACGGAATCGGAGGCCCAGGTGTGCGCAAAGCGTGATTCGGAGAATGTGTATTCCTCTTTGTCGCCAAACGCCGCACATGCACACGCCCAGAAGTTGAAGCCGCTTTGCTCAAGGATGTCTTTCTTGGTCAGCGGAAGTTCTGGCTCAGCAGCTGCTGGTGGCGCCTCTTCCACCGGCGCTAAGGCTTCTGGAATAATTTCCGGAATACTTTGCGGTTGTTGCTGTGGTTCAACCTGCTTAAACAGACGCTCAGCTTCACGGCGGATCTGCGACATGAAGGCATCCCCGCGCGCTTCCAGATCCTTACGGCTGATATAGCTCATCGACTGGCCGCGCCAGGTCTTGTCGAATACGACGACTGCGCCAGCGAAGAATGCTCCAGACGGCACCTGCTTTTCGTTTTTCGGCACAAACCACATCGGCAGATCGAAACCAATTCGCCCGCGGATAAAAGCAACGTGATCGGCATCTTCCGGCCACCACACCTCGCTGGTTGCAGCCTTGATCAGGAAAACAAAGCGACCGCCCTTGTCACGCATCGTGCTGGCGTGCTGCATGATGTAACGCATCCCGGTGATGTACTCATCCTCATGCATGCTGGCGCGGCTGTATGGTGGGTTCGCAAAAGCAGCGCCGTTGAGTTCTGTCACCCTGGCGGACCAGTCCTGCGCCAGCGCATTGTCCTCTGCGGTGTAATACGCTTCGCATTTGCAGTTCTCGCCGTCGGAAAACAGGTCCAGAACGAACGGGCCAAACATGGAGTTGATACCCCAGAAAATGTTATCTGGCGTACGCCACTGATCGCCGACTTCTTTCAGTTCGTGCAGCGGCTGGCTGCGCAGTTCGGCCAGGTCCCTGCAGTATTTATTGGTCATTGCTCTTCTCCGATGTAATGGCCTGCCAGCAAACATGCGTCTGTTACGCAGCGTTTTTTGGCCTGTTTCAGGCATGAAGCACGCCGTTTGACGTAGCGCTCCCGGTCCTTATTCGCTGGTGACAGATCGAAAGCGTTAAGCCATACCGTGGCTGCGCGCAGGTAAAGCCCCTTCTCCTCCAGCTGGATGGCGTAATTCTCTAAATCAGTGAGGGTCCTGACTGTGTCTGCGTAGGACGCCGCTGCTGCTGCAGCTTCTGTTTTGACGAACTCTTCGCAGGGGTAATACACAATTGTCGTGTCGTTATGCACCTCGCGCTTGAGCTTCCCCTCGTTGTGAAAACGGAACAGGCAGCGACTGATGGTGCGAAACGAGGTATGAGTCAGAACGTTGGCAACCTGCCGGGTGCTGCAGCCGGGGTTGTCCAGCGCGAACTGCAAAACTTCGGATTCGATGCTCACGATGATGCCCCTCTGAATCCCTCAGGAATTTTGTTATCAACAGGACCGAACTTCATCGGATCCGCCTTGCGCTGGCCCCACGTTTCGCGCTCCGGGCGCCCTGCTTTGTTCCACTTGTTCGCCGATTGCAGGTAGCCAGGGAATTTGGAGGGCAGGAACAGGGTCGTTGGTCGGAGATATTCGGCCATTTTCAGATCGTCGCCCCACTTCTCGACGCTGTAATCAACCACCAGCGTCAGCTCATCAGGCGTAAACCCTTCAGCCAGACGGCCGCGAATGTTTTCCAGGGACGACTTGCAAACCTGGTACCGAGATCCGGTGGTCTGGTTCAGGTGTGATAAAACCTGTTTCGCCTGGTCAGCGATCACCACGGCAGGGTCGGGTTGCCCAGCAACCTGACAAGAAGGTTTTTTATTTGATGGATCAGTAGTTGATTTTACTGACGGATCCCCGCCAGATTCTGACGGGTCAAAACCGCCGTTTTTGCCGGATTTTGATGCCTCAAATTTTGACGGGTCAGATTTTGATGCGTCAGGATTTGACGTGTCAGAATCTGGCAGGTGAGACAATGCAGCCGTACGGAGCTTTGCCACATTCAGCTGGTAGATATTGGATGCGTTACGGTTGCCCTGGCGGCGCTGAGTGCGCTTAAGCCAGCCGTCTTTCTCAAGTTTGGCGATCGCCGTGCGCACAGTGCTTGGCCCGGCGCCGAGCTGCCGTGCAATAGTTTCGATGGAAGGCCAGCATACTCCCTCATCGCTGCTGAAATCAGCCAGGCGCGCCATGATCGCCACGCTGGATAATTTCATGCCGGAAGCCGCGCAGCCGTCCCAGACGTAGCTGCTTAATTTAGTGCTCATCCATCAATCCTTTTAAATTTCTCCCGGAACCGGTCAAGAGGCTGCATGCATTCATGCTCGTAGCCTTTTCGCAGGAAGATAACTTGCCGCCGTTCGCGGTCGTATCCGATGACATTGACTTCGACTCCTCGGTTGTCTCGGTAACGCCGATCAAGAGGTTCCATGCTTTACGCCCCTGGTCATTCATTTCTGCAAATGTCCCTACCACATCACTCGTTGACTGGTAGTTGTGGGTACCGTCGGCTGTTTGTATTCTTTCCTCATAGCCGAACGGGGCATTTCGCCCTACCAGCGGCGGGCAACGGAATTGCTTAGCTGGTCTGTATCGGTTTAAACTGTTCATGCGTTAGTTCTCCACTGATTACGACACGCCACGACGCCCGGAGCTGCACACTCGCGGGCGTCATTTCTTTTGGCTTTTCTTACGGCTGAACAATGCGACGATTGCGCGAATCTCTTCTTCACGCGCTGCCAGGTGGCGGCGGTGATGCTCGTGAATTTCTTCTGCTTCATGTGCTTCAATTACCCCGTCTTCTAACGCCGTTTGGATAATTTGATCTACACGACCACGTGCTGCTGCCGTGCGCATAGCTCGAGTGAATAGATCCACCCGGTCCAGATCATCAAGCTGAGGAACATCCACCAGCAGCGCGCCGCGGCGTTGTGCGAAGTAATCAGCTAAAAATGACGTGTTCGAAATGTCCTCCATTGCTTCCAGCTCGTTCACTTCAAAGAAGCGGCAACCGTTTTTCTCGTACAGGTTGTTGTTGAACTGGGACAGCTTCATACCTAAGGCTCCAGCCATCGCTTCACGCCCGCCCGGATAGGCTTTGCACATCGACTTAACAACATCTTTTAAACTTTGCTCTACCATCTTGTTTTTCCTTTGGTAGTTCATCAATTCGGCTTAATTGTGTAACGTTAGTTACGCACTAAGCTTTCGGTTAGCTGTCTCGCTTCGGACAGTCTTCCAGCTCTGGCCACATGTATTTCCAGCGTTCGGGATGGAGCTGCTTACGAGTTACCTCACCGTTGCTATGCAGCTCGATCGCCACGGAAAGTTCTGTGCCCAGAGCCGAGTTTTTTGCGAGTGCCACGCGCAGCGAATTCAGCGTAGTGCCACACTTTTTTGCGAACTCGCGTTGCTCTGCCAGCGTAAGGCTGTTCAGAAAGGCCCTCAGTTCGTCCATTGCTTTTCCTCTTGATGTTTTATGCCCTCAAGAGAATATACCCATAGGTAAAGTAAAATTCAATACCCACGGGTTATTTACCACAAGGTAAACTTAGCTATGCTCATGAGCATGGATAAATACGAAAAACGAAGGCTACGCCTCATTCAGCTGAGGGATGATTACTGCGACGGCAAGGCGGTAAGCATCGCCCGCAAAATTGACCGGGAACCATCATATGTTTCACGGATGTTATACCCTGAAGGAAAATCGGGTAAGAAACGTATCGCCGATGATATGGTTGAGATAATCGAAAGATCTTTTGACCTACCTCGCGGTTGGATGGATGGACTTGTGGCTCAAGATGTGCAAAACATACGAGTTACAAAGCAACCAAGCCGAATGAAGGGATATCCATTGATAAGCTGGGTTCAAGCTGGGGCATGGTCTGAAGCCCTGGAACCATATTCATTAAACGACATTGACGAATGGCCAGAATCTTCCGCCCATGTAATGGGTCCGGCGTTCTGGCTGAAAGTGCAAGGCGATTCCATGACTTCGCCTGTTGGGCTTAGCATCCCTGAGGGAATGATGATTTTCGTCGACACTGGGCGTGAGGCCGAGAACGGAGACCTCGTGGTTGCCAAGCTTGAAGGCTCTGAGGCCACTTTCAAAAAATTAATCATCGACGCAGGGCAGAAGTACCTTAAGCCTTTAAACCCTATCTATCCCATGATCCCCATTAACGGTAACTGCCGAATCATCGGTGTGGTTATCGAAGCCAGGATCATGCTGAAGTAGCTCTTACGGCGGCCCAGCGTCGCCGTATTCCTTCCACCTCTCTGATTTCCTATAACGCCATTTTTTAATGGTCGTTTTCTCATCCTCAAAATATTTACCCACAGGTATTGATTTAATTATATACCTGCGGGTATGCTTAAATTCATGACACAACATGGAAGCGCACTCCTTCAAACCAGTTATGGGTGACAGGTGTGAAAACAGCGGAGTGCGCTTCCAGTTGTGGTGAATTGCAGCCGCTCCGACGGCAACCAGAAGATCAGCGTCTGGCCCACAACTTGAAACCTGTAAAAGCTGCGTTGCTGTCTTTGGCGGCATCCGTCTCTACCCGTGAGGATGCCGCAATTTTTTTACGCAACACACAAGAGCATCACCGTAGCGACGGCTCATAACCCAATCGCACGGGCTGTTCCACCAGCAGATGCTCTTCTGTGTTGTGTGGAGAAACTAACCTGGCGGTGGCAGCCGCCTTCTGAGGGTAAACCGATGAGTAATGAACGTTTAACCAAAGTGCCCGATTTCCTGGGCGAACTGGACGGCGGGGTGTTCGAGAACAAGATCGCCGTCGCACTTAGTGAAGTAGCTTTTGGCGTACTGAACAACGGCCAGAAAGGGAAAGTAACCCTGACGTTTGAAATTGACCGCATGAGCAATTCTGTCGAAGAGAAGCGCGTCAACATCAAGCACAAGCTCTCCTATGTGCGCCCTACCCCGCGCGGAAAGTCTTCCGAAGAGGACACCACCGAAACCCCAATGTATGTGAACCGCGGCGGCAAGCTGACCATCTTGCAGGAAGATCAGGGCCAGTTGTTCACCCTTGCTGGCGACGCTGACGCGAAACTGCGCGCCCAGCAATAATCCTTTCACATTTTCTTAAGGAAGAATCATGTCCCACTCTTTAGACGGTACCGCCATCGAAAAAATTAGCGATCTGACACTCTCCCGCTACATGGAAGAGAAGCTTGAAAGCGTGGATTGCCCCGCAGCTGTCATTCCGCAGGGTGTCCGCATTGATAGCCTGGAATCGCTTTGCCTGGAGCGCTACCGCTTCCGAGGCAAAATGGTCACAGCCAGCATTGAAGACTTTACGCGCTATTCCACTGGCTACGCTACGGAAGGTAGCCGCTGCTTTATCAACGCCGACGATATGCGCGCAGCGGCGGTCTTCAACCTCGGCACAATCGAAAGCCCAGGGCATGCAGACAACACCGCTCACCTGGCACTGAAAAAGACCGCCCCATTCGCCTCCCTGCTTTCAGTCAACGGTGATCGCCACAGCCAGAAAGAGTTGGCCGAGTGGCTGGAAGATTGGGCAGAAAACCTACTCGGCTTTGATGCCGACGGCGAAACGATCGACGCGAAGAAGTCTGCGGCGGCGATCCGCAAGATCACTATCGAATCCATCCAGAAAGCGGACTACGAGGATCAGGACTTCAGCGGCAAGCGCTCTTTGATGGAAAGTGTTGAAGCTCGCACGCAGGACATCATGCCGGTGGCGTTCGAGTTTCGCTGCGTGCCGTTCGAGGGCCTGGCGGAGCGTCCGTTCAAGCTGCGACTGAGCATCATCGGCGGCGATCGCCCTACCCTGGTCCTGCGCATTGTCCAGCTGGAAGCCCAGCAGGAAGATATGGCCTCTGAGTTTCGCGATCTGCTGGTCGAGAAATTCAAAGATAGCCAGGTGGAAACCTTTATCGGCTCGTTCAGCGCTTAATTACGTTGCCTTAAATGCCCCGCATCAGGGGCATTTAGTGAAGCGAAATTAAATTAACGATCGCCAGCAGGCGAGGGATTCGCTCAACCAAAAATCAGGCGCGGTGCAGCGCGAATTAATGGAGAACACGTAATGTCATATATTCAGACACTATCCGGGAAGCATATTAGCTACCTCAATATTAATCACGAAGATATCGTGATCGAGGATATTGCCACTGCCCTTTCTCACATCTGCCGCTTTGCCGGCCACCTGCCGGAGTTCTACAGCGTCGCGCAGCATTCAGTGCTGGTCAGCCAGCTGGTTCCCGCAGAGTTCGCGCTTGAAGCGCTGCTGCATGATGCTGCTGAAGCGTATTGCCAGGACATCCCGGCGCCGCTGAAACGCCTGCTCCCGGATTACCAGCGTATCGAGGCGTATGTCGTTAGCGAAATCCGTGCGAAGTTCGGATTGCCGACCCACCAGCACGATACGGTGAAGTATGCTGACCTGGTCATGCTCAGTACCGAACGCCGGGATCTGGACATCGACGACGGTACCGTGTGGCCAGTGCTCGACGGTATCCCACCGACCGATCTGTTTACCGTCATCCCGCTTCGCCCACGTCAGGCTTATGGTCTGTTCATGGCCCGGTTCAACGAACTGACGGGGATCCGCAAATGCGCCTGACCAATATTCAGTTAATCCACGCCGCCCACCACGCTGCACGCTATTTGCCGAAAGCATCAGCTGAACTGGTAAGGGAGCTGGCCACACGACTGGATGTTGCACTGGTGGCGCAACGCGAAACAGCGAAGCTTCGAGATGCGCTGGCTGCAGAGAATGCGGGGCTGAAGAAGTACATCTGTGATGAGTGCTATGTTGAGAACGTCAGTACTGGGCGATATGCCTGCGCTGGTCATGGCATGCCGTCTACCCCGGCCACCGACGCCTTCCTGGCTGAAGTGAGCGTGCAAGGTGTGAAAGTGACGCTCCCCACTGGTTATTCAGTTCGCCCGGGTCATCCGATTAACGAAGCAGAACGAGGCGTCATGATCCCCAAAGATAACGGCCCATGGCTTTCTCGTCACGATGTTGAACATGCTTTGCGGGTTGCTGGCATCCGCATCAACGGGGAGGATTGAGATGGCTAAGTCACCAATGAAACTCATGCTGCGCGCATGGAATAAAGAGCTGAAAAAACCAGAATGGGGCATGGGTAACCGCAAGCACCGGAAAGCCTGCGCTCGTGATTTTGCAGGAGCCAGCATTGAAACCGATGCTGATATCCCGAATCAGGCCGAGGCAGATGACCGCCTGGCGGAAGAACTTACTTACTGGGCGGACTAATCCATGACTAAATTCACCAATAAGCAGTTAACCGATCAGGCGCGTGAAGAGGTTGATTTCTGGCGCGAGCGTGACGAGCTTATTCCATCCCAGCAAACTGCTATTCGCCTGCGCCTGGCCGAAATCGCACTGGCAGCGCTAATGGCCCCGACTGAACCGGTCTATCAATACCGCATCAGGAACGCATACAACGGACAGGTAACGGAGTGGCAAACCATACGCCGTGACCAGGTTGATTTTGTTTTGAAAGCCCAGCCGCTTAATGCTGAGTTTCAAATTACCGCCCCGCCAGTGCCGGTAGTGCCAGAAGAGGCCACGCCGGGAAGCATCGAAATTCTTGCCAGCATCCGTCCGCCCCACGGAGTGGCTTACCAGTGGGACGAAGAACAGAGGCACGCTGCCGCTGATTCCTGGAATGCCTGCCGTGGTGCCATGCTTCAGGGTGCCGATGGCAACTCTCCGGTAATCCTGGATGGTTATGTACTGGTGCCGATCATTCCAACTGAGGAAATGATTATTAACGGCTTTGAGGCAGAGCTACGAGAAGAATTTCGTGACCCGGAAGCGTTGGAAACATACGAAAAAATGAGCGGCTGCGAGCTGGCGGCGCACCGGACTAAGTTATGCTGGGCTGCAATGATTGCTGCGGCGCCGCAGCAGGAGAGAAAAATATGAACCACTTAATGATTGACCTCGAAACGATGGGCAATAAGCCTACCGCACCCATCATCGCGATCGGGGCCGTACTGTTCGAGCCTTCTACCGGTGAGTTGGGTCCCGAGTATTACGCCGTTGTAGATCTGGAATCATCCATGGTCCGGGATGCAGCAGCTGACCCCAGTACCATTCTTTGGTGGATGAAGCAGAGCGCCGAGGCGCGGGCAGAAATCACCAGCGATAAACGCGTGAATATCACCAACGCGCTGGGCGGGCTGAGACGACTTATTGAAGAAAACTGCGTACCGGATTATCTGCAGGTCTGGGGTAACGGGGCGACATTCGACAATGTGATCACCCGGGCCTCGTTTGAACGTCATGGCCTTTTTTGCCCATGGAAATTCTGGAATGACCGCGACGTTCGAACAATCGTAGAGCTGGGCCGCGCTGTTGGGTGTAACCCGCGCTATGAGATTCCCTTCGAGGGTGATATGCATAACGCGCTGGCGGATGCACGGCACCAGGCCAAGTATGTTTCGGCAATATGGCAAAGGCTATCCCCGATCGCCAACGATAATATTGCCTAAGATAAACGCCCGGGTGCAGCCGGGCTAGTGGAGAAAACTATGCTGAACCTCGATTGTGTCCCTATCTCAACTTATTGCAGCGAAACTGGCGAGACTCTCGATGCCATCAATAAACGCGTTCAACGTGGTGTATGGAGGGAGGGAGTCCAGGTGCTGAAGGTGGAAGGCGTTAAGGAGAGATGGATTGATCTAAGTGAGGTAGCTAAATGGGCAAGACAGAGTCGCCTAAACTCCCGCGCGGCCTGACCATCAGGAAGCACAGCCAGGGTGAAACCATAAATATTACGTTCACTTATAAAGGGGTGAAATGCAGAGAACCCCTTTCCAATTTAGAAGTGAGCAGCAAGAACCTGAAATACGCCGAGCGGACCCTCGGCGAAATTCATAACCAAATCGAACGTGGAACATTCGTTTATGCAGAATATTTCCCGCGATCTGCACGGTTAAAATTATTTGGCAATGCAGCCGCCGGCAAGACGATAAAAATGTACCTGGACGAATACATCAACATCTGTGAAACGCGAAAGCTTTCGCCGTCCACCATCGGCGGTTATAAAAAATGTCGTAGCGCGCTGGCAGCCCTTCATACACTGCCTGCAAGCGAGCTTACGCCAGCGGCAATGAAAGCATGGATCCAGAGTCGCACCACCACGCTAAAGACCATTCGCAATCAACTTTCTTTCCTGCGCTCAGCGCTTGATGAGGCTGTAACAGATGGCGTGCTCCAACTCAACCCGGTATCACTGGTAACAGCATCCCGGTATCAAAGCGACAAATCGACTGCTGAGAGCGACTATATTGTCGATCCGCTTTCACCAGCAGAAGTAGATGCCCTCCTTTCCTCTGCCGCAAATAAGCAGTGGGGCAATCTATTTATGTTCGCGATCCAGACGGGTTTACGCAGCTCGGAGTTATGCGCACTACGCTGGCGCGATATAGATTTCATCGGTAAGACGGCGCACGTTCAGAACGCGAGTGTAGTAGGGGTTATCAAGGGGACGAAAACAAAAGCAGGGACGCGAAAGGTGGAACTTAACGATGCGGCGATGACTGTGCTGGCGAATCAGAAAACCTTTACCTTCATGAAAGATGCGACGATATTCGAGGATCCGAAAACGAATAAGCCGTGGGCCAGCGCAGATGCAATCCGCAAAAAAGCCTGGGTCCCGACATTACGCAAAGCGGGGATAAGATACCGTAACCCATACCAGACTCGGCACACATTCGCTACTAGACACATTAGCCAAGGCGTCAACCTATTTTGGTTAGCAGCTCAGATGGGACATAAGGGACCAGAGATGTTATTTCGTCATTATGGTTCGTACTTAAAAGATTATGACGGAAACGTTAATTTAAATATTAAAATAAATTAAGCCACGTAAGTGGCTTTACTTTAAGATGCTATTGATTTCGTCATTTCAGAGCATTTATCAATAAGACGCTCGGCCATACCAATAGCTACACTAGATTGTCTAGAGGAAACGTTCTGGTCTAGACGATAATCTGCAATTATTCTTTGCGCTTTTAGCTGACTAAGAATGAAACCGATCCCTTTCATATATTTCGTATCATACGTTTCAAAACCTCGACAAGCATCACCGTGAAGATAATCAATTAGGCCTTGATGGCTATCCTTAGGACCATTATTCATAGTAGGTAAAACGTGATGATACGAACTATAATATGCTCTACCAATTGCATTACGGTAACCTATCTCGTCATTTCTATCATGGCAATCTTTGGCAAAGCCGAGAATATCATGACTATTAACCGACATTGAGCATACCTCTTGCAATATGTGCCGAATCTGATTTATCAGCTTGAATATGATCTTCTTCAGCCTCAAACCAAACAGAGAAATTCTTTTGAATTAAACAATCATATTCAGCAAGTAAGAATGCAAGTTCTACATTCATATCTGCTAATTTTTCAACATCTGAAGTTTTTGCAACTAAAATCATTGCATTAACTTTCTCTTCTGAAATACCGTAAAACTTCAAAGCTGAAGGAAGAATTTTGTGCTCATCTAATACATCAGTTACTTTTTCTAAAAGAAGCTCATATTCATTGCCAGATAAATCAGCAACCTGCTTGAAGTAATTAACGTCAAACAAAACGTCTTCTAATTTATTTTCCATTGAGTCCAACTCCTCTCCACTGAAAAGTTTAGAGTAAGAGTGATAATACTTTTCAGCCAAATCCATTTGACCTTGAAAAAGACAATTCTCGTAAGCATGCAAATAAATAAAGGGTGAAACAAACTGTTCTGCAAGCTCTATACTAGTTGTGAAACTTTTGCGTAAAGTACCAAAGTCAGATAAATAGACGAGAAAGTTTTTTGCTACAACTTCATTGCGGCATGTTTGCAAACTTAATTCGAAATGAGCGATCGCATCATCTACCCGACCATAAGCACCAAAAGCCAGCGCCTTCAGATAGTCTTCAACCACATGATCTTTAAGAGCATCGATGTCACGCAGGTATCTTCTAAAAGAGATGTCGTCGAGACGCTCTCCTTCAGTAAGATAAACAGTGAGTTCACTGCTAATCTTGGACGCTTTCGTGGCTACCTGTGGCAT